AAAGGAGTTTATGTTGATGGTACGCAAGGTTGGGTAAACGTAAACACTGATGATACTGTTGCAGGTGCTTCATATATTGCAGCAACAGGTGGAACTGTTACAACAGTCGATACAAATTTTAAAGTTCATACATTTACGTCAAGTGGATGTTTTCAAGTAACTGCTGTAGGAAATCCAGCGGGTTCAAGTACAGTTTCTTATATGGTTGTTGCAGGTGGAGGTGGAAGTGTAAATGATAGAGGTGGAGCTGGCGGAGCAGGAGGATTTAGAGAGGGAACTTGTTCTAGTGATCCTTATTCTCCAGATAAATCGCCTTTGGCAACAACATCACTTCCAGTTTCAGTGCAAACTTATCCAATTACAATAGGTGCAGGAGGAGCGGCTAATGATAGTCCACCTTTAACAAAAGGTTCTAATGGAGCAAATTCAGTTTTTTCAAGTATAACAAGCGCCGGTGGAGGCGGTGGTGGTAGAACGCCAACAGCCGGTGGTGATGGAGGATCTGGTGGTGGCGGTGGATGTGCTGCTGGATCAGGAAATACACCTCCTGTGTCTCCTCCTCAAGGAAATGACGGAGGAACAGCTACACCTAGTTCTCCTCCAGTAGGAAATGGAGCTGGTGGTGGAGCTACTGCAGCAGGATCTCCTGCTCCAGGACCAACTGTAGGTGGTGCAGGTGGAGCTGGCGCAACGACTTCAATTAATGGATCAGCAACAGCTTTTGCTGGCGGAGGCGGTGGCGGTTCTGATGCACCAGGAAAAGGTTTAGGTGGTGCAGGCGGTGGTGGTAATGGTGGTGCAGGACCATATCCAGGTTCTTCAGTAGCAGCACAAGCGGGTACGGCAAATACAGGTGGCGGTGCAGGTGGAGCAAATGGTGGTGGACCAAGTGGAACAGGTGTTGCGGGAGGTTCAGGAATAGTAATAATAAGATATAAATTTCAATAATTATGAGTACAATTAAAGTAAACAAAATAGAAAAAAGATCAGGAAGCACACTTACATTAGGTGGACCAGGCACAGCTGTAACTTTAGCTTGTGGTTCTACACAAACAGGTTTTGGAAGAACAGGGACTGTTAACTGGTGTACTACAGCAAAGACATCGCCATTAACGGCTGTTTCAGGTAATGGATATTTTATAAATACAAGTGGGGGAGTAGTAACAGTTACACTCCCTAGTTCTCCATCCGCTGGAGATATAGTCGCTTTAAAAGATTATGCATCAACTTGGAATAGTAATAATTTAACAATAGGTAGAGGTGGGTCAAATTTAAATGGATCAGCAGCGTGTTCCGTAAGAAATACAAATAATGAAAGTTTAACTTTAATATATGTAGATGGAACTGAGGGTTGGTTATCAGTGGAAGAAGGAACAGGTTTTATAGGTGAAAATTTTGTGTCTGCTACAGGAGGAAATGCAACATTTACTTGTGGAAATTTTAAAACTCACGTTTTTACAGCCACAGGCACTTTTACAGTTGATCAATTAGCAACTAGCTCACCTCTTAATGTTGTCGATTATGTAGTGGTAGCAGGTGGTGGTGGGGCTGGAACAGGTTCAGGTGGTGGTGGCGGTGGTGGAGCTGGAGGTTTTAGACTTTCTAATGGTTTATCAATACCAGCACCAACTATGTCACCTTTATCTAACCCAAGTAGTATTCCAGTTTCAGTACAATCTTATACAGTAACAGTAGGCGCTGGTGGAGCAGGTATGCCCGATGGATCAAGTGCTTCAACTTCAGGATCAGCTTCAGTTTTTAGTTCAATAACTTCTGCGGGAGGTGGAGGTGCAGGTGGTTATAATCCAAGTCAAGGTCAAGATGGAGGTTCAGGTGGTGGAGGTGGAGATAAAGATGGTCCACAACCACATGCTGGAGGAACTGGGAATCAACCTCCCGTAAGTCCAGCGCAAGGTACAAATGGAGGATCAGGTTTTTGTGGTCCTGGTCCCGATTCAAATCAAGGCGGCGGTGGAGGTGGAGGCGCTGCAGTTGCAGGAACTACTGCTCCGAGTGCAGGAGTTGGAGGTGCAGGAGGAACAGGTTCATTTGTTGCAGACGCATTTATGGGTCCAGGTGCCCCATCTTATGGAGCTCCAGGTCCAGTATCTTCAACAAGATATTTTGCTGGTGGCGGAGGTGGAGCAGGTCAATCTGCTGCAGGTGCTGCAGGTACTGGTGGAGGAGGTGCTGGTGGAATACCAGGATGTAGTCCATCTGGTAATGTAGGAACAGTTAATACTGGCGGAGGCGCTGGTGGAGGTAGAGGAGATCCAGATGCAGCTGATAGATTAGGTGGTTCAGGAATCGTGATGATAAGATATAGATATCAATAGTTGAATGATAATTAAAAATAATATATAAGGAGAAACATTATGGCACATTTTGCAAAACTAGGAGCAAACAATAAAGTTATCGGCGTAGAAGTCGTAGCTGATGCTGATTGTCAAAACGCTAGTGGTGTTGAAGATGAAGAAGTAGGAAGACAGTTTTTGGAAAGAATCCATAACTGGCCTCTTTGGAAACAAACTTCATACAATACAGCGGGAGGACAACACAAAAATGGCGGAACACCTTTAAGAGGTAACTACGCAGGTATAGGTATGACTTATGATGAAGATAATAATATTTTCATTACTAAAAAACCTTATGCAAGTTGGGTTTTAAATGTAGCAACAGCAAGATGGCAATCACCAGTAGGCAATGAACCTGATTTAACTGCTGAACAAACTTCTCAAAATGACGCTGGAACTCATATGTGGGTATATAATTGGAATGAGTCTGGTCAATCTTGGGACATAGAAGATAGAAACGCTTAATCTACTTGACATTAAAACTATATTTTATTACATATCTACACAGGTATGCAAAAGAAAGCATTAACAGAAGTTGACTTATACTATGGTGAAATTGAAATGCCAAAAGGCTTTGATATTGATCGCGATAAAATAAGAAATGACATCATAGAATCTTACGTAAAAAAAAATAGAATTAATACTAATCCACGGGCTTATGCTTTTGATGATTATGTCGTACCTTTTTCTCAACCTCTACAATGGATGCAAGATTATATGAGAGATCATTGGAGATCCGAATATGGTCCTACACTAGTGCAAAAAAATATGCACGGTAATGTCATGCATCCTAAAGAAAAGTCTTGGACAAGACATCAAGTTGATCCTGTTGATTTACGTAATTCACCAGATTACACATTTATCTATGGTGTTGATGTTAAAAAAGATTCTTCAGAATGTGTTATTGAATATGATGATAATAGAAGAAAAAATAGAACTTGGCATTTACCCATAAAAGATAATCACTTTATAATGTTTCCATCCACACAAAGATATTCTTTTTCATCCAATACTTCTAACGGCTTAAATATAATTTTAACTATTAACTATGAATATATCTAATTATTATTGGTACTTTGAATCTATTATTCCACCAAGAATATGTGATCTTATTGTGCAATATGGTAAAGCAGAAAAACAAAGAGAAATTATGGCTATTACAGGAGGTTTTGGTAGAGATAGAGATTTAAATAAAAACCCTCTTAACAAAGATGAAATAAAAGATTTACAAAAGAAAAGAGATTCTAATATTATTTGGATGAATGATCCTTGGATTTATAAAGAAATACAACCCTATGTTCGTATGGCTAATAAAAATGCAGGTTGGAATTATGAATGGGATTGGTCAGAATCTTGTCAGTTTACCATATATAAAAAAGGTCAATATTATGATTGGCACTGCGATAGTTGGGATAAACCTTACATGGAAGAAGGACCTACTAAAGGCAAGATAAGAAAATTATCTGTAACAGTAACGTTAACAGATCCAAAAGAATACAAAGGTGGAGAGTTAGAGTTTGATTTAAGGAATGAAGATCCTGATAAAAAACCTAATTTAAGAACGTGTACAGAAATATTACCAAAAGGCTCTTTGGTTGTATTCCCTTCATTTGTATGGCATAGAGTTAAACCCGTAACTAAAGGAGAGAGGAATAGTCTAGTAATATGGAATCTAGGTTATCCATTTAAATAATATGAACAATATCAAACAAGGTGGCAGCAACACATTACCAAAACCAAAAGGACATGTAGACTTTAAATCTCAATTTTATTTTCAAACACCAGTGTGGACTGGAGAAGCACCAATGTTTCTTAAAAATACAATTAAAGTAACAGATAAATATATTAAGAAAGCTGATAAACTTTTAAAAGATAAATTAAAAAATGAACCTAAATGGAGAAAAGATATAGGCACATTTGGTATGTCTAAACATAGTGAAAATATGTCTAATGATCCTAAGTTAAAAGATTTAGTTCAATTTATAGGTCAACGATCTTATGAATTTTTAGATTGGTCTGGTTTTGATTTAAGAAATCACAGTTTACATTTTACAGAATTTTGGGTTCAAGAGTTTAGTGAGAAAGGTGGGGGACATCATTCAACTCACGCACATTGGAATC